AACATTCCGCGTTCAGGCAAAAGAAGGTATACACATACAGACGGATGATGAATTTCGTCTTCACTCTAAGAAAGATTTTCACGTTCATTCTGAAATGAATGTTCGCATGTATTCGAAATTAAATACACATATTGAAGCCGATGCAGATATGCATGTAGATGTGCAAGGAAGTATGTTAGTGTTGGCGAATAGTGATATTGATATTAAATCCTCCGGAAATACAGCTATCCAACAAGGTGGAACCTTAGATATTAATACAGGTGGTGATGCTAAGTGGAAAGCTGGTGGAGCGATGCATACTAAAGCTGGTGGCGTGTATAACCAAGAGTCTGCTGGTCAAATGAACATATTATCGAACGCTGAGATATGGCAGACGGGCGCACAGATCCACCTTAATGGACCTCCAGCGACCCCAGCGTCAGATGCTGGAACGGCTGACAATGCAGATCCTGCGGGAGAAGCGCAGGCTTATTGGACTTCTCGCGTTCCTGAGCATGAACCGTGGGCACGAGTATTCATGAAAAAATCCAAAGGCGATCTTGATAGCGGAAATGCTCACGAGCCGGAATATGATTATAAGAGCACGGAAGTTGGTAAAGGGAGTGCTGAACGCGGTGAAACGTATACGCGCAATCCGCGTTGGCACCGGTAAATTGGCGCAAGTTGCCCTACAATAAATACCAAGACAAGTTTTGGAGTTAACATGGCAACTATTCAGGGATTATATAAAGGATTTTCAAGTTTTGAGTTTCAGCGAAAGAAATCGTTCAAGATTCGCGATATTGAACTAGTTAAACTTGATTTACTAAATCACATCTTCACTAAGCGTGGTGAACGTGTGATGATGCCTACGTTTGGAACACAAATCCCTGAAATGACGTTTGAGCCGCTAGATGACACTACAGTAGGTATTGTTGAGTCGGAAGTCACACGCGTAATCGATTTTGATCCTCGCGTTGAGTTGTTAGATATAAATGTCCAACCGGACTATGATACAGGATCGTTATACGTGGGTGCCAATGTTCTATACATTGAACTTAACCTCGTTGACAATTTAGAGCTGAATATACAATTTGGAGAATCAAGTTAATGGCAAGGGTAATTTCACGAGCTGAAGCATGGGAGAAGGCTCATCAGGTATTCACGCAGGTGAATTTCTCTGCTTTCGACTATAACTCTATAAAAGAAAGTTTGCTTGATTATGTCAAGTTATATTTCCCTGAAGATTTTAATGACTATATTGAGTCATCTGAATTTATTGCTATTCTTGAGCTATTTGCGTACGTAGGTGAACTGCTATCATATCGAATTGATCTCAACGCTCACGAAAACTTCATTACTACGGCACAACGTAAAGAATCCATTTTACGTCTTGCTAAATTAATATCATACAAAGCATCGCGAAATATTCCAGCACGCGGCCTCGTCAAGATGACGTCGATCCAAACAACAGAAACTGTTATAGATTCTGCTGGCCGAAATCTCGCTGGTCGTCGAATTTATTGGAACGATAGTAACAATCCTGATTGGAAAGAACAATTCCTCTTAGTAATCAATCGCATTCTCGAACAGGAATTTGGTTCCGTAACTCCCGATGAGCGCGTTCAAGTAAATGATGTTCTCTTCGAATTATACACGCTAGATAACAATCCGTTCGGCCCTGGAACTGCTGCGGTAATTCCGTTTACTGCTGAAGCTAGTGGTACGTCAGCTCCAATGGAAGTTGTACCATCTCAGTTAACCGATAATGGCCCTATTGAACGCCGTCCTGAGCAAAACGCTAAGTTCTCGTTGGTATATGCTAATGATGGTCTAGGTGATGGATCGGATACTACCGGCTTCTTAATGTATGTTAAGCAGGGCACACTCACGCAGCGTATTGATACGTTTGACGGTGTCACTCCAAATCAAACGTATGAAGTTAATATCAACAACATTAACGAAACTGATCTGTGGCTGAACAACATTGACAGCACCTCTGGTGAAATTCTTATAGATGATCCGTATGCGGAAATCATGCCGCATTTAGTATCTGATGATTTGCGATATGGTGAGTGGGTTGAAGTTGATCTAGCAAATGCTCAGAATATTATATTCAACACTAATAAGAATCGTCACAAATATGAAGTTGAAACGCTAGATGATGATCAAATCCGTATTATATTCGGTGATGGAGAGTTTTCTGACGTTCCTTCAGGGACATTCCAGTTGTGGTATCGTACTTCGTTAAATGAAGATTATGTTGTTGAAAAATCTTCTATAATCGATCAGTCAGCTTCAATATCATATACGGATGCTATTGGTTCCGTCCAGACGATTTCATTCACTTTCTCACTAACGACATCTCTGCAGAACGCTTCCGCTTCGGAAGATATTGAGCACATTAGACGTGTTGCTCCGTCCGTATACTACACGCAGGATCGCATGGTAAACGGTCGTGATTATAACACGTTTATGCTCCAAGATCCTTCTATCTTAAAACTGCGATCTATTAACAGAACATTTGCTGGCGATTCAAAATACATTGCTTGGCACGACCCACGCGAAAATTATGAAGATGTGAAATTGTTTGGTGATGATCTTGCTATATTTTGGATGGAAGAAATTCCAACAATGGGCAATATTCAGACGATCCCATCGTCTACTTCAGTTGAAGTTATAATTGAGAATGTTCTTGAGCCACTGTTATCTACTACAGACTTTTTTGCGAAGATTGCCCCAGCTCGTGAAGAATTAGGATTACCGGGTGCTGAAATTCGCACGTACTTCTCCAACACTCCATATTCATTTGGTACGGATGGGTCTGGTCAAAGTAACGAATTAGACGCTATTAGCTTTGCTCTTAATAACATTTCTGCTCCAATCGATCTATATTATTCTGTACTGTATGATGAGTGGACTGTGGGAGCACATCCTACCGATCCTGATTCTATGTGGATGATTACAGTAGATTTAAGCGTTACTGAATGGGAAGTTGCGTCATTAACCAAACGATTGATAGTTCAGAGTGAGCAGACTAAATTCTGGAATACAAACACGACAGAGCGTGTTATTAACTATGACACTATTAACTCTCAGACTGATCGCATTGTTGTTTTACAAGCAAATTCGGATGCTGAAGGAACTGGCCTTCTTGCTGAAAATCAAAATTATACAGTTCTAGCTCAAGAGTTAACTGATAATAATTCTGGAAGCGTTCCGGATATTCATCGTCTGTCTGTTATGCCTGAAGATGTTAATGGTGATAACATACCTGATAATCTATTGCAACCAGAATTATTCGACGCTACATATTCGGGCACACTAGCAGAACTAATGAACCTTGGGTTGATTGTTTCTGTCGGTTCGCCTGCTACGTATCGTATTGATCTGAGTGCTGTCAGCAAACGAATCAACAATAGCACTACCAAAGGGTTAGACAATGATATCACTGTCCGTGTAGATGGAACACCTGTTACGTTTAGTGGATCTGATTTAACTCCTACGAATGCAAGCGAATTAGTTATCGAGCTTATTGATATTGATCCATCGGTGATACTAGCAGGATCGCCTGAACCGTACATTGAAATTACTGTTAATGATTTTGCATACCTGTACCGCGAGGATAATCTGAGTTCGTGGGTACCGATGGCGGATACAGATACAAACCGTGTTCGTTATCTGTCTGAAGATGGAACGCTTGCGTTAACTGATGATAATTTATATGATCGTCGTGAAGGTAGATATCCGCTGAATTTTGCGTGGTTCCACTTTACTCCACGAATGAATCTCGTTGATCCGGCCGCATCTAACATTATTGACACGTACATTATCACAAAAGGGTACTATACGTCAATGACGCGTTGGTTAGAGAATAAGACGGATGTTGAACCAGAAGCACCACTACCTCTTGAATTACGTTCCGCGTATTCAGATCTCCTTGATAATAAAATGATTTCTGATACTGTGGTGTTGCACTCAGGTAATTTTAAGATCCTATTTGGATCACGAGCTATCCCGCAGTTACGTGCGGTATTCAAGGTAGTTCGCCCAGAAGTTTCATCGAAAACAGATAACCAAGTTAAGGTAGAGATTGTTAATACGATCAGAGCCTTCTTTGATATTGATGCGTGGGAATTTGGCGAAACATTCTTCTTCACGGAATTGTCTGCTTCTATACACGCAGCTCTTGGGCCTGAAATTGATTCAGTAGTTCTGGTACCGTCATACTCGCAGAATCAGTTTGGTGATTTGTTCCAGATTTATTCAAGAGAAGATGAGATATTCATTCCTGATATAAGCACATCTGACATTCAAATCATAGAATCTATTACTCCAGATAATATTAGGCAAGACTGATCAGACCCGCGAAATTTTCGCAAGGGGAAGACGGATAAATACCTGAAATAATGGAGATGATATCTTGTGGCAGACAATAGCGATTACACCAAACCACGAATGAACTTGTTTGACCTCTTACCTGAGGTCTATCAATCAGACACCAATCGTTCTGTATTTGAAAATACATTTAACCGTTTCTTAACGAAACAGGAAACTGAGCGCGTATCTGGTTATATCGGTGAAGGTAATCCAGACGCTGTTGTTAAGCGTCAGATTCAAGAATTTGACGTTCATCGTCAAGCATATCAGTTGCAGCCAATTTTATACAATAAGATTGGTTCTGTTGAGTGGATGTCTTCCTGGAAAGATTTACTTAACCAGGCAGAGCGTTTAGGTATTGATCCAGAAAAAATCCAACAGTGGATGGATTTGCTGAAATTTAATTGGGCTCCTCCAATTGATATCGATAAGTTAATTCATTATCGCGATTACTATTGGTATGATGAAGATAATCCAAGCTCAAAGGCTCAATATATTACTATTCGTAGCCGATGCGCTACAGCGACAGCATATGCTAATTTCCAGCAAACGTTAGTTAATGACTATGGTGAAGAAATCCCAGTCGCCCGTGCCGCTGTTGCTGACAATATTCCATCTTCGTTTAATGTTATTTCTATTGCTACAGGTTCGAATGAAATAGTAGTATCGGGCGATATCACTGATGATCTATCATTCGGCGACTTCTTTACTATTGCAGGAACGACAACGAATAACGGAAAATACCGCGTTGATAATACACCTTCATATGATCAGTATTCAGGTAACTCTACATTCCAGGTAGAACCAGGAACACTATTAGGCTCTGATGAATATGTAGGTCAAGTGCATTTTGAACGCTATGATAAGTTTGTTCTTGATGGCGACTATGCTCGCCTATTGGATCCTAACTTTGTTTTCTTCTTTAAAAATTCATCGAATGAAGAAATTAATGATTCGTTTATAATCGTATCTGAATCGGATTATGATGAACAGACAGGTGAAACTGTTGTTACATTAAATGTTACATTTACGGACAGTCGCGTTGATGGTGTAGTATCTTTAACTGAAAAATTAGCAGCAGCAAATGCTGCGCGTGATTGCCAGTGTACGGGATCAGTTGGATGGGATATTTTCCAGTGGGATGATAATCCAGAAAATCCGTTATGGGATGGTGATCATGCAAATCTGATAACAACAATTACGCAGCGAACTGATCCAGCCGTTCCAGCTCCTGTTGAAGGGGAATTGTGGTGGAACACTACTACGGACAAACTGTATCAGTATGACGCCGAAGCAAATTGGAAACTATTGTGGAATTCGTTTTCTATTATCGTTGAAGATACGAATGGTAGTGATCTGTGGGACTTGACGCCAGGTTGTGGTGATCAATCTTCTGTTACTGGTTCGGAGCAGTGGATAACGCAAAATAAGTGGTTACATAAAACTGATGTGCCTAATTTCTCTATTGCAAAACAAGCTGCTGCGCCAATAATCGAATATGATTGGGATTTGGAGCTTAACGAATGGACGTATGTAACACATAATTGGAAATACCGTTCAGAGACACTCCGTACGTTCGATGCAACAGATGCTCAACCGGATTATATTGAATTAGTTCCGATTACAGTTTACGAAAATCCGTCTAGCGATACCATCGTGCTTGATGGGCGTTATGGTGATAGGACAGATTATTTTACAGTAGGACGTCAGATTGCTATTCCTACTGTTACTGAAGTATTCACCGTAACCGAATCCTCCTACGTAGCTGATAATCCAGGTGAGCCTCAGCGAACGCATATTACGTTTGATAAAGATATCATTGCGCCTGATTTGACTTTTAGTCCTCCTGGTAGCGGTGATGAAACTGTAATTAGTTCTGGTTCTCCAGTCGTATCAGCACCTCTACGTCCTCTGTGGACATCACAGGGCGATTCGTGGAAAGGTTATAATGTTCATTGGGTGTATGCAGGAGCTAATAACACTCTACCTGTTGTACACCAGCCAAAGAACTCGCTTGCAGAAATCAACGAAGCGCAAACAGCAATTACTGATACTGATTATGATTATCTGTATACGTATTATGCGCAAGTATATTACATTACCTCTACGAGCGAAGTATCGCAATTAGATTTAGTTGGTAGCACATTACCAGGAACTACAGTTGATCTGCAACATCGCGCATTGGCTGAGTCGAATGATGTTCGTGTCTATATTAATGACATTCGTCAGTATGGTACGTATGTTGAAAATGTTAATGCTGAAGGTTTTGTAACTGGTGTTACATTTGCTACGGGGTTTGGACCAACGCAATTTGATGAAGTGTTGATCGAAGTTGGCGAAGCTACTCCTGAAGATTTTGGATGGGGAAATGTCCCAGTTCGAACAATAGAAGATGACTTTGAATTTGGTACCGCGACAGATCCGGTTGAGTATATTAGTTTAATAAAACACCGAAAAGAAGAACAAGTAAAATCTCAGATTAATCAGTATCCATTATTCGATATGTATCGAATCGATGGCACTCCAGCTTATCAAGCGTCTCCATTATTTGCGTTTGCAACATCTCCTGATGAAGATGTTAATAGTGCTACACAGCAGCGTCTGATTACTGGCGACAGTGGTCTTGATTTCGTATTTGAACAATACTTAGTAGAATCTGATGATGGCATAATGTATGCGTATCGTGATTATGCAAACCGAGTAAAAGATATCTGGGTTAATTTAGATACCACTCAAGTATTCTTCTGGGATGGATTATCATGGTCAGAACGTATTAACGTAGACCGTTATTACATGAGTGCTATTGTATCGGATACTCCTCCTGGGTTGCCGTGGTCTAATATCGATGGGGTATATTGGCTTAACAGTCAAACGGGCCTACTAACTGTTCGCAATGTTATTGCTGATGAATGGCAAGAAGCTGATGCGTATTATAGTGCTGATGACCACACTCTTCAGACGATCTGGAAGAAAGGATTGAATGACGAGATGTATATTCCTCAGCAGCGTGATTGGGAAAAACGCTCCATTGAAGAATATGATGATCAGAAGGATGTATACGTAGAAGAGTTAGCTGAAGAGTTAATGTTTGCGGATCCATCGCTTTCAGAATCTGAGGCGATCTCACAAGCTACGATACAATGGAATAGCGAACAAGCCAACCACTTATCGCCAACTGGAGCGTGGGTTGGTGACTGGGAAATTCCTGATCCATTATATTACAACTATGGTCATGAAAATCATCGTCAGGTATCAATGTCTGAACTGGTTACGCACTTTGATTCTATTATCGAAGCGCAACCGAAGATTCCTGGGTTTACTGGACCGAGAGAAAACATGTTCCACCTCATTCCTACGAATGATGTTAATTATGGTCTTGGTGGAACAATACATGAATATAATTACGGATTTGATACATTCTTATCTTCGTTGTTTACTCATTATGTTTCACCACGAACAGTAATTGAATTTGCTCAGGATCAATATGAAGTTCTTCTTAATGGTTTAGAAGAATTGTATCGTCGTGATAGTATTGAACTGCTTACCACTGTTAATTCTGATACGTTAATTGATCTCTCTCAGACTATAACTGATCATGTAATCGCTTCGTTTGAACAAAATGATTTAACCGGTCAGTTATATGGTGATAGTACTGCGTTTGTTGATGTTAAAGGCACTAGCGACGAATTAGGTGTTCGCAATTGGATAGCAACACTTCCTATCTTCGGATTGCTGGATGCGATTAGACCAGCCAAAATTGTTGACGAAGAGAAAGATGTAAATCAGATTATTCACCATGATGGTCATCGAAACAATTACTCTCTTGCTGATGCTGTTTCGGAAAGTATCATTCGTGGTGTTGTTAATACACCAGATGAGCGAACTGCAATTCCAGGTTCTACTGACGAACCAAAGACTTTTGGTATTATTCCAAACACTCCAACCTTCCCGCCAAACAATACGGACGAGTTTGAGTTGTGGTATGAAACTTCTATTGCAAATCGTGAAGGGGTGTATTGGTATTACATTAATGGTACTGATCGTAGATTCTATCGTTTAGAAGTAGCTGAAATTGGAACAGTAGCTCCTGCTTCAACAGTACCTGATGGAACGTTGTGGTTAGATTTACGTCCAGGGTTGGAAGCGCTTCGAGTTAAAACAACCGATCCAAATACTGGTGATATAGAATGGGAAGCTCCTGACAATATAGTAGAAGGTGATGTTCCAGTTCGATTACATGATGGTACTGATCCGTCTGATATTTCTACTGCTAAGGTTTCTGCTTGGAAAGAAATTAACCTCAATGAATATTTGACTGATATTGTATATGAAGTGGAACAGCGTCTGTATTCTGTAGTTCCTGAATATAACGAATTAAAATATGACTTTGAGCAACTGCGTGCTGATTACCCTGCTGAATATGAAGAATATCTTGAAGATCAATTCTTAGCTTATGTTGGCGAATCTGAAATAGTTGCACCGTTTGAGAATAACGCTTATCAGCCAGACGATCCATTCACGTGGAATTATAAACATTCGACCATTGGTAGAGGTTATCCTATTGTTGATATAGATACCGATGCTAATGCGTTTATTGTAGCTGGTCATTTTGCGTCCGTATTTGATCCGTGCCAGCCAACATCACCACCCGCTCCAGGTTGGATTCAGCCTCCTGCATGTACTGGTTCTGGTGTAGAAGTTAAATTCTATATTAAAAATAATGGGTACAATGATGGTACATGGACGGTTGTTTCTACGGACGCTAATCCATCCGCGGAAAATATATGTACTACTGGACCGCTAGCTTCGTGTTCTGAAGATGGTAAATTTACTAAAATTTATGTTCAGGAGCCTGTTGTTGATATAGTTGGCGGAACGATATATCAGGGCATCCTTCCAGCAAGTACAAATGACGGATCTGAATCTGGTGGTGACTGGAGAGATCTGTATCAGAAAATTTATGGTACTCCATTCCCTCATTTAGAGCCATGGGCATTGCAGGGATATCAATCTAAGCCAACGTGGTGGGATGAACATTATCTTAACGATGATCCTGATAAGTGGGGAGATCGTCGTTGGAAATATAAACATGGTTTTGAACTTTCGGCTGCTAATGATACTGATGATACGCTTGACATTGATGGTGATTTTGTTGAAGCATTCTTAACTGGTTCTGTATTCACGATTGATAACTCACCTAGCGATCATGATGGACAGTGGCAGGTAGGAAAGTTGGGCGATGTGTTAGCTGTAACTCCAGGCGTTGCATCGAGCGCTAGTATAGAGATTGATGGAGATCGAGTTTCTGACTTTATGGCAGATACACGTTTTGCCGTCGTATCTAATGCTGGAGAGCTAGTTCAGATTCTAACAGTGTCAGCTTCATTCTTTACTGGTCCGCCTACCGACAAAACAATTATAGTCGTCAAAGAAGCTATAACAAGCGTTACTGATTTTGATGTGTTTGGTGGAGCTACATATCATCCATCAACGAATCAGACAACAATACGTATTGACACTGCTGCCGTATCGCCGATCAATAATGATGTGACTACGTCTAACGCAGTAGGCCGAATTGCTATTAGCTACGGTATGTGGAACAATATTACTCAGGGAGAGATTCCTGCAGGCGTATCGTATCCGAATGGTGTGATAAGCGTAACAGGCGATTATCAGGATATTTCTAATGGCGTAATAACTGAGCCTCTTCCAACATATAATTATTTGAGTGTTAACATTAGTAACAATACTATTGTGTCGGGCGGAACGTATCAGTCGGACGAATTATTCCCTCCATATTGGAATTATACTGATTATTTCGGTCCTACAATACCTACATTCGATTCGCGCATCCGTTCGTTGTTTGCATTCTTCACTACTGAGATTATAGCCGAATCAGCTGATTATTCATTTGGTGATGCTGGTTATATTGAGTGGGTATGGAGAAACTCATCGCAGTTCTTATATGATCAATTAACCGTAGCGTTTAGGATTGATCCGATACGTTTCCTATTCCTAACATTTGGTCCTGAGTATCATACAGTTGCTGGACTGTTGATTGATAAACGAATTGAACGAGTACTGTCGCATACGAATACTGAGTTCCATGGCGATATCGTAAACGAAAATGAAGTTTTACAATACAACGGATTGAACCAGTGGTATGTTAACTACCTTCGTTATGTTGGCGTTGATGCGAGCATGTCCGACTTCCGCACTCAGTGGACGCAATGGACTGCACCTTTAACATATCAGTTCTCGTCGTTCATTGATACGCCATCGCTTGATGTTGCACACCGTACAGTATGTGTTAGTGAGTTTGATTATCGCGTTGCCGCAAAACGCTCTCCAGGTACTGAAGATTTTTGGTTAGATTCGTTTGACATTTATACGTTAACCATTCCACCTAAGTTAGCTCGTTACGATAATGAACATCAGTGGAAATTTGAAATTACTACTAAGCCGCCATATACGAAAACTATTTCGTATTATGATGTTCAGAACTATCAATTCTACGCAGACCCAGATACTGATTTGTGTACGTTATACTCGTGGGTTGTTGACGATGTTAGTTTCTTCAATGATACGTTTACTGTTCGTGGCGATCAGACGGAATTGTTTGTTGCTGGAAGAACGTTCGATGTAGTTGAATCTACCGATAATGACGGAACGTATGTTATTGATGGATCTGTATATGATTCCGTTAGTGATCAGACAATAATTGAAGTAGCTGAGAATGTTACTGGTATATCTAAGGATGGCCGTATTATTCTTGATTACAGAACTATTCCATGGCAGACAGGGGAAGTTGTAGTTCTATCTACGCATGAAACTCTTCCAGTTCCATTACAGACGGATAATATTAATGGTGTTTATCAATACTACATCATACGTGAGTCTGATACTACATTCCGTCTTGCGTTATCAGCATCCGAAGCTCAAAACAATAGTTATGTTGATATATCAACTACAGGCCGTCGTAATCATTATGTTGGAAAGATATTAACGACATTTACTGACGGTGTTGCAGATTCCAAATACTGGCGCCATTATGCATTGGATACTACGAACGTATTATCATTTACGCCACCAGAAGATGTGTTTGGATTCCAGACCATTATTAACATTATTGATGGATATGAACAGTACAGTAAAGATCAGGGTTGGAGATTTAACCTTGATAACACACTTCGCGATCCAGGCAATACGGCATTCTCTGTAAACTGGCAGCACGAGCTACGTCGCTTTATTCAGTATAATTACAACTTACGAACGAATAGAAATAAAGTAAATGATCAGTTCCCAGTTACGGTAAACGTATCTAATAATAGCTGGACTATTACTGATAACAGTCGTCCGTATTATATCACTGGCGATCCTGTAACAATTTACTCATCTAATACTGTGTATCCAGCACCTCTAGTTTCTGGTGGACGTTATTATATGATTCGTGATGAATTGTCTACGTTTAGATTAGCGGCCACGAAGTCGGATGCGCTTGCTGGAATACCTATCGACATTACTACAGACGTTGGTGTAGGGGAAATGTTCTTAACTGATGCTGCAGTTCTGACCAAGAATGCACCTCGTTTTGAGCTCAATCCATTTAAGAATGCAGTATGGTTCCGTCCAGAAAGAGGAATTGTTTCTAACTTACTGACAGGCCCAACAAACGATGCATTTACGTCGCAGTTAATGGTTGATCAATACGGACGTCCAATGACTGAAGATGCTATTCGTATTTTCCGCGAAGATAAAGAAACTAAAATTACGGTTGAGGATTTATTGGATAATGATATTGAACCAGTTTCGATATTCCAAAACCCATATAATTATTTACATCTTGGTGCTGTTCATTTGTTTGTTGATACGTATGAACACGTAATGGTATTCAATGGAGACACTACAGAAGGCCAGTTAATATATGACCCATTCGTTGGATTAAACTTAACGAAGTTTGAAATGTTATTCAATCGTCAAACTGAATTTACGCAGCGCCCTAACGTCGGTGGTCAGTATCTAAGTACTTTCTACAACCAGGGAGCAGAGCTCAGTAGAAACATTGAAGCGAGCATTGAGGATATTCGTAATCTGTTTGATACGTATCAAGTTATCGAAGCTAATCCTTTAGTGGAACAATCTCGTGAAACGCTTGGTTATGAAGGCCGTCGTGATTATCTGGATAATATCAATCTAAATGCTAAATCACAATTTGCTTTCTGGCGCGGTCAAATACAGAACAAAGGGTCGATGACATCAGTTGAAGCATTTATCAACTCTCGTCGTTACATTGACGCGAAGGTGGATGAATTCTGGGCATATGAAATCGGCGAGTTCGGTTCCGCTGAAGAGCAAGAATACATCTCAATGTGGCTAAAGATTGAAGATACGCTTAAAGATGAACTTCGCTTACACTTCGTCGGTGAAGGTGATACCGCTGATGATGGTTGGACGTCAATCTCAATGGGAGATGATACCCGATGGGTTAATTATCCTGATCAGTTGAGTAAAGTGACGGACAATGGCGGAACATTGTATTTTGATATTCGTCTGCGACCAGAAATGATGTTGGAGTTGAGTGGTTCGCCACTACCAATAGATTCTACTAATCAATATATTCGTCATAACTTTGCTTGTGATTATGTGTCGATTACTGGCGGTTTATATGATTCGGGCCATTATGATCAGCAATCTGTTGTAGGATTAAGTGCGACCTTTGATGCGTATATTCCATCAACTAATATGATTCGTGTATATCGTAGTGGCGTTGAGCTAGTTAAGGATGTCGATTACTTTGAAGTTCCGACTACCGGACCATCGCAGTTACTATCTACCGAAATTCAATTTGCTGAAGATCCGTTAGGTGATACTATTCGTGTTGTATACGGAAATGCTACATTAGTTCCGGACGTTCATTACGAACAATTTACAACTAATATTACTAAAATCTTAACAACACAAATTATCGATGGAACACTTAAAAATGCTAAGATGTGGGGATGGATATTTGATAAAGAATCATTAAATCCTCACAAGATTATTGATACGTTATCTGAAACGGCGTTAGCGACTGTTCAGTATTGGGATCCAGCTCGCAATTATCATTATTATAATGGCATTGATATTGTTGATATGCAGGGCGAAACTGATCCAGCATTCTATAGCGATTCACCAGAAACCGACACTACGCAATGTGAGCGTATTGCTGAAGGAGCTAGTTGTATCGATCCTTCACGTCGTGCGGGCGAAGATTATTGGAACCACGCTCGCGTAGGCGATACGTGGATGGATATGAGCATGCTAGATTATGTTCCATATTACGATCCGGCAGTTACAGAAATGGAGGAACGTTTTCTGCAGTGGGGCAATCTTGCAGATTGGGCTGATCTAAAAATCTACACATGGGTAGAATCTGACGTTCCGCCTGAAGAATGGAATGCATTAGCTGAAGCTGAAGAAGGTGATACTGCAGTCGATCAAAGAAAACGTAAGTCAGGCCGAATCTACAAAACGTTGTTCGAACTT